TGGCAAGAAACTGGTTGCCAAGACCTTCTCCCTTGCTGGCACCCTTTACGAGTCCTGCAATATCAACGAATTCGATCGTTGCAGGAGTTACCTTTTTTGTATGATAAAGCTCACCGAGCTTTACGATTCTTTCATCCGGAACAGATACGATACCGATATTCGGATCGATCGTTGCAAACGGGTAATTTGCAGATAATGCACCTGCCTTTGTCAATGAGTTAAATAATGTACTTTTCCCTACGTTGGGAAGGCCAACGATGCCTAATTTCATTTCGACTTCCTCCTTACCAGAAATGCCTATTTTATCGCATTTCTTTGTCTTTGTTTTATTTATATGTACCAATTATGTACCAATTTTACACAACTTTTAGTGCTTTTGCCACTTTTTCAATTTCTATTTTTTTCTGATCGTCTGTTGTGTGCACATACAGATTCATGGTTATTCCGATATTTGAATGTCCTAAAATCGTTTGAAGAGTTTTCGGCATCATTCCGGCTTCTATACATCTCGTAGCGAATGTATGACGCAATACATGCATTGAGAATCTAGGAATTTTTGCCTTGTCGCAGATTTTAAATAACGCTGTGTCATATGTGCTGTTTTTGACAGGTGCTCCTGTTTTACACAAAAATACTCTATCTTTCCATTGCATTTCAACAAATTTCAGATGCGCGTTTTTCTCTTTTTGCTTATTCAAGATATAAATTGCTTCATCTGTCAGCGGTATAGTCCTGTAACCGGATTTACTCTTTGGCTGTCCCTCTCTCCATTCGCCCGTTGAATGCCTGTATTCCAAACTTCTGCTAACCGTAAGCGTTCTGCCTTTAAAGTCTATATCTTCCCACTTTAAGCCTGTAAGCTCCCCAGTTCTCAATCCAGTTTGTAAGATAAACCTATATTGATACTCATAAGACATGCCGGAAGCATATTTTAAAAATTTTTTCTGCGTTTCTATTGTGAGTGCTTCTTTCTTCGTGGATTCTTTTCCTATGTCAGATATAACAGCCCTTGTGCATGGATTTTTTCTTATTACATCGTTGTCGAATGCATATTGCAGCATATTGTACAATGCTATTCTTGTTTGATATATTGTCGATTTCCTGTATCCTTCATCATCCATTTTGTTAAATATTTGCTGGCAATGAATACTGTTTACATCTCTTAATAATTTATTTCCTATTATCGGCTTTATATTTCTAGTGTAACGCTCTCTGTAATTTCTGACGGTATTCGGTCTTACCGTTTTCTCTTTTATTACAATCCAGTATTGGAACCACGATTCAACAATCAAGTCTGACGGAAAGTCTAAATTTGAGTGTTGTTCTTCATATTTGTTTTCCGAAAGCCATTTTTGGGCTTCTCTCATTTTCAAGAACAGTTTTTGTATGCGCTTTCCGTATCCGTCAGTATATCTAGCGACATAGTACCCATCTTTCCTCTGGGACAAACCCTGCCCTATTTCCTTACCTCTTAGGTCTTTTCCCATCTTTTACGCTCCTTTCCTATATGGAAAAAGCCTTATGCAAATACATATAATATCACATAAGGCTTTATAAGTCTACAACTCCACATTATCAGCAATGAACTTTTCAAACTCTTTTCGCTTTATTAGCCGTTTTTTGCCTATGTAGATAACAAAATTACATCTTGGATCGCTTGAAAGCTCTCTGATTTTGTTTATGCCAATGCTGCTATATTCTGCGGCTTCTTCTACAACTCTTGTTCCGTCTCCGCATACTTGCGAAATGTGCAGATACATTTTTCCGTCTTTGCAAAAAGGTACAACGAACATACTGTTCAAAAATTTCCATCTCACAAAGTGCTTGTTAAAAAACGCAACTGCGCGAGCCTTTATTCTGCTCAATATCTCAACTCCTTTCTTGTACTTTGTACATTCTTAATATAGTACGCCGTACATTATTTGTCAAGCACTATTTATGTACAATGTACATATTTACTCTTGTCTTTTTTCAAAAAATGTGTATAATAAGATTGAAAGGAGGGAAAAATGAAAGATCGAATAAAAGAAATAAGAAAGTCTTTTCCGCAGGTCGGAAAAAATCAAAAGACTTTTGCAAATTTTCTTGGCATATCATATGACAATCTTGCAAGCTATGAAAGCGGAAGAAGAACCCCTACAGATGCGGTTATAGAGCTTATATGTGAAAAATGTAGTGTAAATAAAGAATGGCTTGTAAATGGAACTGGAGAACGATATGTTTCTGATAGTTCTAAAAAGTACAAAGAATTGCTTGACATGTTATCTGATGTTATGAAACGTGATGAAGATGATTTTAAAAGAAAATTCTTATATGCACTATCAAGATTAAGTCAAGATGATTGGAATAGACTGGAAGATTTTGTAGAAAGTGTTTTGAAGTAAAAAGAAGTCGAGGGCATTGTACAAACCCTCGACCTTTTTATTTACATCAACAACCATGTGCTGTAAGGCTGTACGCTGCAACTGACCGTTTGCGTCACGGTATGAATCCAAGTCCTGTCCGTGAAGAACTACGTCGTATTTTTCCGCCCTAATGTATTTCTTTGGGATTGTGTAATTTCCAACTCTGATAAGGTATCCAGCGTATGCCATCTTAATATCTCCTGTTTAAAAATGAGCATCAAAAAAGCACCTACCATTTCTGATAGATGCTAACTCAACTCTAACTCGTTTTAACTCAACTTTAATTCAATTTAACTCAATTTCAACTCGTTTTAACTCGTTTTTGAAAATTAAAAAAGGCAGCCTTTTTCGACTGCCTTAAATGGTTATTCAATTTATTGCGCAACAAATACTATTCTGTCATTTCCGTAATAATTGATTGCGTATTCCAGTTCCAAATTCTGAACATCGTTCGGTACTTCAAAAAACAAAGAGCCTTGTGTTTCACGTCCTGCGGATAACTGACCGTCAAGACCATTATCCATTTCAAGATATGTCTGGTCTACCTTTGAATTATCTGCATAACATTCCCAGTCCATTATACTTGATACATTCTTTACGTCGTTTGAAATGTTTTCAAACTTAAATGTGAATTTCCAGTATTTGTATCCGTCTTTTGGCTCGATAAATTCGTTGTCGCTTGTATATTCTTGCGATTCAAGATATGTGATTCTGAAATCTTCTGTTTCAACCACATCTCCCACATGGAATATATTGCTTTTTTCAGATTCCGTAGAAGCATTAGCATCTGCCGTAGCAGGCTGACTTGTTTCAACGCTTCCTACTTTCTGTGGTTCATCGTCCTTGTTCGGACAGGATACCAGCAAAACAAAACAGGCAAAAAATATAATTGCGAAATAGGAACCTGTGTGTTTGTGCTCTTTATCCTTTTTGGCTAAGTCAACTATGGCTACAATAAATCCAATAGGGCTTGTAAACGTGAAAAATGCCAATATAGCCGCCCATGTACTTAACTTACTGTCCTTCATTTTCTTTGGTTTCTGCGGCTTCCATTCCTCTACTTGGATTGTCTGTTGTGACTGCTGCAAAGGGCAACCACAGCTAGGGCAAGTAGCCGCCTTGTCTGATACTTCTTTCCCACATTCTGGGCAAGTAATAAGTGCCATATTTATATCCCCCTTGTGATTTTTTCTTATCATATCACAAGGGAGAGTATCTATCAAGCAAAACTGTATGCGTCTTTTCCTGTTCGCTGGTTATAGTCCTTTGCGTAGCTTCTGGCGGCTTTTCCTACGTCAGATTGACTGATGCCGAACTCTTTAGCAAGAATACCTTGTAGCAGCGTGTTTTGCTGTCTCAGTAGAGCCATTTCGTTGTTTGATGCCTGTAAGATTGCATCTTTAATTCCTGTGATTTCTGCGCCACCTGCAACAGCTGTCTTTCCGTCTACCGTTCCTGCGATTTCTGGTATGCCATTTTCGCCAGCCATGAGAAGGCTGTACTGCTTTGGAACGTAACCGCCGCTTGCGAAAGTCGGTATTTTGCCGAGGTCAATGTGCGTTCCACCAAATAATTCCTTTCCAGCAATATTGATTGCCGGAATATCAAATGACAGCTTTTCATTCAGCCATGATGCAAATTTATTCCATATTTCTTTCAGACCGTCAACCGTAGCTTGCCATGCACTTTTAACGCCTAGCTTTATGTTATCCCATGTCAGCAGGAAACTGTCTTTCACATTGTTCAGTTTTAGTTTGATATCGTCGCCCCACGCTCCCATAGCTGCGCCGAATTGTCCGTCGATAAAAAGACCTTTTACCTGTCTTTAAAAGGCTTCATGAAATTATCTTGTGACTGCGACACTGACAAGAAACCGTCGTAGATATCTTGCCCCCAAAGAGACATAGCTTCTCCAAATTGACCGTCATAGAACATTCCTCTCACTTCGTTCAGTCCATCTTTAACAGGTTTCATGAGTTCATCTTCTGATTCTGAAACAGCAAGAAAACCGTTGTAGATATCGTCGCCCCAAAGTTTCAAGGCTTCTCTCCAAGATCCATCAGAAAAGGAATTTTTGATTTCTGTCATCTGTTCAGAGAACGACATATCTATTTTTTCGCCTGTGAGTTTTTCGTTTAGCCACTGACCTAAATTCCATCCAGCTATTGCCGCAGCTATTCCTGCAAATAATGTTTCGGCTATTAAAGTGCCTGCCGCAATTATTGCCTGCATACCGCCAGCAGAAGCTATTGCCATGTTGATTGTGGCTCCAATTTTTGCGCCGATTCCTGCAAATATACCGCCGACCTTGGTTAAAATAGTTTTTCCTACTACAGACCAAGTCGCTTCTACTCCCAATTTTGAAGCTATTGCTTTTACAATTACCTTTGATGCTTTTTCTCCCAACCATTTTTTGAATTTTTCAGAAAAAAGAAGTTTTTTTATTCCTTTGATTGTAATGACACCAAGAATAATTGAAACTGTTTCAAGATCAAGTTCTCCTAGGAAATCAGTAATTCCTTTTAATACATTCTCCCATTTTATTTTCTTTATTGCTGTAGTAAGAGTAGTCCATATGCCATGTACCCATGTATTGACTGTCTTTCCGAATGCCGCAAAATCGAACGTGTCAAAAAATTTATTTATTCCCGTCGCAATCGAATTTCCTAAGTTTTTCCAATCAAATGTTGTTCCGAACGAAAGTGCAGCGTAGATAGCTGTGTTAAGTGCGCCAGCAATAGTTTTTCCGACATTTCCGAAAAGTCTTGGACTGATAAGACCGTTCAAAAACTGTGCAAGACCTTTGCCGAACGATTTTGCTTTCGCGTATACCTTATCCCATTTAATGGATTCCATAGCTTTAGACAAGCTATTTCCTATATACTTTCCAAGTCCTTCAAGCGTTTTTATCTTGCTCTTGTAAAGGCTTTCCGTTTCTTTGACATTGAATTTCAGATTTCCGCCAGATGCGCCGCCAGTAGCACCACCAGCACCACTTCCTTTTCCAGTTCCGCTGTCACTGCCTTGGTTTGTTGTAAGGTTGTTCAGCTTGTCGAATCCCTGTAACTGTTGCTTTAATTTCTTAGCATTGTCTGCCGCTTTTCCTGTGTTTGCCGCTAAATCGTCAGCACTACCAGCCGCCGTGTCGTAATCTTCTGCGATTGCGCCGGACTGCATTTCGATTTTCCAACCAAATATAACGCCAAGCGCATTTACAACAGTTTCAGAAAACTTAATTACAGCTTGCATAGCCGTATTCAGTGCCTTGACAAGCGGTTTAAGCATGTTGATAAAAGCATTGCCCCAAATAGCCCCAAGCGCCTTAAACTGCTCTCGCAAGATACGAAGCTGGTTCGCCCATGTATCTGCAGTCCTAGCGAAGTCCCCCTGCACATTCGCTGTATTCTGCATTACGTACTGGTATCGAAGCATTGTCTTTTCCATCTGTGTCATAGATGAAATATCCGCATCAAGACCCTCTTTTAAAGCCCATTCTTTCAACGTGGCGTTCGTAAGGTCGATACCATATTTTCTCATTGGTTCTGTCTCGCCAGTGAATATAGATTGCAAATTCTGCTGTACTTGGCTCTGCTCCACGTTGTAGAAAGATGCCATATCAGCGGATAACTTCGTCAGCGCAATGGACATATCAGACATTTTCTGAATAGGCACTCCCATTGCAATGCCCATTGCCTGATACCTACTTGCTGTCTGCTTTGCGGTTAATTCAGAAATGCCATACTGCTGTATTGCATTTTTCGAGAATTTTTCAAGCGAATCCGTATATTGCCCGAACGTATTGACAACAACGTTCTGCACTTCCGTCAGAGCAGATGATATGTTGATTGCTTCTTTTAATTTCCCAGCTCCGCGAATCAGAAGCCAGTACGAAGCATATAACTTTCCAAAAGCGGATGCTAGTGAAAACGTATGTTTTTTAGCTTTTACTGCTGTAGAACCAAAAGAGGTAAAGTTATTTGCAAGTGCCTTTGCCGCATTGCCGCCGGATGCCCCAGTACGTGCAAATTGTGCAAGTGCATTAGTCATGTCGATAAGATTTTGACTTACTTTTGGTGCGCCGGAAAGAGTTGTGATAAGCTGTTTCATGGCTTTAGCCAGTTTAGGTATATTGTCAATGGCTTTTGTACTTGACTTATAACCAAGCTGTGAAATCGCTTTTGCAAGTGCTGTAACTCTATCGGATGCACTAGATGCCGTCAGCGGTGTTAAGGCTTTACCCAGCATACCGATTGCAGATGCAGAGCGGTTCAAATTAGCCGTGTCAATGCTGGATATTTTTGTAATGCCGCTTGCAACTCTTGTGAAATCTGCCGTTTTTACTGTGCTGATTCCAGCCATAGCATTAGACAGTCTCGCTACTCCATTAGAAAGCCCATTAAGACCGCTTGTGTTTACACTCATAAGAGAATTTGACAGCCTAGTAAGATTGTTTACCAGCTTATCTAATGCGTTATTTGCTTGTGTTGCCTGCGCTTTTATCCCAATCTCTAAGCTATCTACTTCTGCCATACTTCCACCAACTTTCCGTAAATTAAAAAAAGCGGCATGGAAATCCACACCGCTCTAAATTTTGTTGTCAATTAGTTGCTTTTAGGTAACTGATTGTTACCACTCCGCACTTCTTATCGACTTTTATTCCTACTTTCTTCTGAAATCTTCCTACCGCATTTGCCGTATCTT